CTATGCGTGAGTTCGATCAGGCACCTCGTCTGATGGTTCGTGATACCGGTGAGTTCAACCAACGGATCGGCGCTAAGCGAGCAGAGGGCGGTGCCCTAGCAAACCTTACGTACCACCTTCAACGAGCCCGAGCTGTAACGGCCAACACCTACGACGCTGTTGGTGGTGCCTCAATGAAAGTCTTCACAGCCGCAGTCGATGACTGGGGGCGTGAGTTCGTTCGCTACAAGGAAACCCTCGGCCAGGCCACAAGGTTCGCTGTGGAAGAAGCTGCTGAGTTTGGTATCCCTCTCGATAAGGTAGGTCCTTACGTTGAGGCCCGTGCCGCTGAGCTTGCTGATCTACCTACGGCTGACATCATGGCCCGTGTGGAAGAAGCTCTTGTGAGTGACGCAGGTGACCTTAAGGGTGAAGCTGCGTTCCTTCGGGAACTCGGTAAGCTAGTCGATGATGAGGCCGATGAGGTTCTCTTCATGGATGGTCCACAGACAAGCTTCGGTAAATCTGTCGCTAATGTCTTGGCACATGACCGCATCGGCCTGGTGTTCCCGTATGTCCGTACTCCTATCCGCCTCTTTGAGCAGGGGGTCGTCAACTACGGTCCGCTCGGTAAGCGGTCGAAGGAGATCAAGAAGATCATCGAAGCTGGCGGTCTCGAAGCTGAGTTGGCTAAGGCCCGTGTCGAAGTCGGCAGCCAAGTGTTCAATGCTGGTATCCTCTTAGGTATCAGCGGAGCTGTAACAGCAACCAATGGCGGGTTCTCGAACTCTGCCAATCTGGATGCTGGTCCCCCAATGCGCCTTAACCTCCCCGGAGGTGGCTTTGTGGAAATCGGTCGATTAGATCCGTTCTCCTTCACGGTCGGCATGGGAGCCATCATCGGCCAAGCACTCAAGGACGGCTTCGCAGCCGGAACTGAGTACGATCAGGCTGAGGCTATCCGCGCTGCGCTGAATACAACTGTGGTCGGTACCTACGACGCTATCCTTAGCAAGGCGTACATGAAGACAGCCCAGGAACTCCTGGCAAGCATGGACTTCTCTAAGGGTGCTGAGAGTATCTTAGACGGCCCCACGAAGCTCCTACAGAGCGGCATGAGCCGCCTCATCCCTATCGGTGGTGTATCCCGGCAGATCAACGAGACGTTCCGTTCCAGCGCCATTGAAAGCGTTGGGTGGGTCGACACACTCTTACGGCACATCCCCGGCGCAGGCTGGGGCATGGCACCAAGGGTTGACCCATTGGGTGATGAGATCAAAGGCCGCACAGCTGGCTTCAACTTCGGTAACTCTCAGTTAACTGAAGGCGAAACCATTAGCCCCGTAAAGGCACAGCTGCGTGAACTTGGGATCGACATCAACACGCTCCGTAAGTCTGACCCGGACGGCTTTGAGCTAACCAGCGAGGAACTGGCGGAGGTCCGGAAGATCCGAGGCAAGGAAGCCGTCAACGATGATGGTCTGACGATGCCCGAGGCTCTCGAGGAACTCTTTACGGATCCTTGGTTCCAAAGCCTACCCACGAAGGACCAGAAGCGTACAGCGGTGGTCGAAGAGATGGCGAAGTTCAACAAGCCAGCTTGGGAGCTCTTAGCAGAGCGTAGCCCGTCCTATGCCTCCAAGAAGTCGTACAACAGGTCTCTCCAAGATTACATCGCGGAGGGTCTGTCGAAACGTGAGGCCGAAAGAAGCGCTGAGCAGGACGTCCTCGCAGAGGGCCTACCGCTACCTCAGTAAACACAAGCACGACCGTAAGGTCTCCTGAGGGGCTGCCGAAAGGCGGCCCTTTTTTGTTTTGAAGAAAGATACAATGGCTACAAAGAATTATTTCACTGGTAACGGATCGAACCGATTGTTCGACATCTCGGTGAACTATGGTGATGACCCCAGCACGGTAGTCGTGACCGTCGATGGCGTTGCCACCCCGTTCGCTTGGGTCAACCCGGGTCGAATTGAACTAGCATCGGCTCCGGCTTCGGGGGCCTCGGTCGTTGTAGCACGGGTGACTGACATCAGTGAGCCGGTAGTAGTCTTTAACGATACGGCAGTACTCCTCTCTGAGGATCTAAACCAATCCGCAGAACAGTCGCTGCATAAACTTCAGGAGATCTCGGAAGATCTTACAGGCCTGACCCAGCGGGCTCTGGTTGTTCCCCCTGGCGACACAGCTCCCCTAGTCAGCTCCCTTGTGGGTGCTGATGGTAAGCTCCTGGGCGTCGAAGACGGGATCATCGTGCCTGTTGACCGCCCAACTAAGGGCGATCCAGGCGGTGACGCTTCGCAGGTAGGTACGCGCCTCGAAGCCGCGACGGTGAATATTGCGGAAAGTATCAATATGATCCGCACCACAGGCTTTGCCACGCGGGGCGACGGCGGCGCAGCGACCTATGTGCGCTGGCAGTCTGGTTTCCCCGCACTTGTTCCTAATCAAGAGGGCTTCGCGTGGTTCGAAAGTGCAGACGGCGCACAGTGGGTAAACGGTCATATTGAGCTGCGCCCTGAAATGTTCGGCGCACTGGGGCATCCGACAAACGACGAAGGTTTAGCAATCCGACGCATGTTTGAATTTGCCAGCGGTCGTACGGTGCTAATCACCAAAACACACCGCTATAAGTCGATCACCCATGCCGAAGATATTCGCATCTACAGCAACACCAAAGTTCAGGGCATATCGGCGCTAACTTGCGGCTTCAAGCGTATCCCGAATATCGCTGTTACCGAGGCGATGGCAGAGCCTAGCTTCGGCGTATATTGGCAGGATGCTGATAACGTCGAGATTAACGACATATTCCATGACGTGCAGCGGTCTGGCTTGGGACATCCTAGCGCAACTTCTCAACGGGTTAACGGCTTTCTTGCGCGAGGTCAAAATGGCCGTTGGCGGGTTAATCGCTGCATCGTTCACAATGCGACGGGTTATGCCTTCTATACCGGCGCGGTTGGCGCTGCTCATAGTGCCGATGGTATTTTCACCGACTGCATTGCCTACAATAGTCAAGTCAGCTTTGAAGAAACCGGCCTTGATACCAATGTCCAGCTAATCCGCTGCCATTCGCTCCAATATGTGAACGATGGTGGGTCTGTCGTACCGCCTGAATGCGGTTTCCATCAATATGGCGGCATTGCAGGATCGTATCACTACCAATGTACCCACCGTGGCCCGTCCGCCGCTGTGCTTGCTGTTCTTACCGACGCGGTTGAGAATAGAGGCGTTGTCTTTGAAGACTGCGATTTTGAAACCGACCTAGTCGGCATCGCAGCAGCAATTGTTAGAAACGATGCGTTCGGAGTAAATGGCAAGCTGGCCCAGGCTGATTTTATTGGTGGGCGTGTAGTTAACCTCAACGGTCCCGCATCTGATTTTACTGCGGGTCTGGTCAAGGTTGATGGGCCACAGTTCATTGGCCGTACAGCCGCGCTAGGCGTAGGGCAGAATAGCATCGTTTCGTTAACAGGTGACTTTGATATTCAGTGCATTGAGCCTATTACAGCTTCAAGCGGAGCAGCGGCGATTGCAGCAGTAATTGATGGGACTGCGGTTGTAACGCGGACGCCAACCGGTTCGATCAAAGCGACGCATTTGAACGGTGGGCCAGAAGTTGCTGTATCGGGCACGATTACCCTTGTGGGCGACACTGTATTTGACCCGCCGATCGGCGGTGTCGTTTTAGGCACGGAAGCCCCACGCCATATCCAGCGCAAGAAGGGCTATCGTATCGAAGGGCCGAGCGGTGCAACCGACCTGATTAACGCGGGTGGGAACACATATTGGTCTAGCATTGTAATGGACGCGATCCCGACCGGTTGGACAACAAGTCACCAGAATACAGACTTTGACAAAGTGACTGTGCGGGCTTCGCTAGAGCGCGAAGGTTTGGCCGGTGTGACAGCGCCGCCACTTGCAACAATCCAATACTATCGCCGCCCCGCTGTGACACAGGGAGAGGTGTTTTTTGTCATCAAGACAGACGCCGCCCTGCCCGCTGGAACGCGCCTACGTTATGATATTGTAGAGGAAGCATGAACTGGCAGTCCCTAAAGGACCACCTCTTCGAGCTCGTAGCTGGTGCTGCGATGCTCGGTGTGGGTGGGGCCACCGTAACCAACCTGCGCTCTGACGCAGTTCAAGAGGTCCGTCTGGAGCAACTTGAGGGGTCCGAAGCAAAGATCGACCAGATCTTGCTGATGACCTCCGAGGCCAACGAACGCCTTGCGAAGATCGAGGGCAAACTCGAGGGGCCTGGCAAATGAGCCGGGCCACCTCAGACATCCTCGACGCCCTTCACGGGTTAGTCGCAGGTGCGCTTGTGGACGAACTTAAGGCCGCCATCGAGAGATCGAACGACCCTGAGAACCCTCAGCCGGTCAACCCTCAGTTGATCGACAAGGCTCTCAAGTTCCTCAAGGACAACTCAATTACCGCCCCACAGGGCAACAAACCGCTCCAGAACCTTTCAGACGAGCTTTCGATGCTCGACCTGGATGAGGACGAGCTTCAACTCCGACCACATTAAGGCCAAGCATGAAGATAACACAGACTGGTCCAGGCCTCGCTACACATGGGGATGCCTTAACGGACTACCAAGGCTCTGGTAGCTTGCCTATCCAGGTGACCGTAAGTTCACCCACAGCCACCTACCGTATCGTCGGTAAGGCATCGCAGGAAGCCCCTTGGTTTCCCCTGACAACCGCAATCTCTGGCGAGTTCCTTGAGGCACTTTACTGGCTTCCGTATGTGGGGCTTGAGGTCCTCTCAGGGGACACCGCCGAGATCACTCTCTGGGTAGCAGAACACTAATGAGCATGTTTAGATCTTCCATCGGAAGCGGTGGGGGTGGTGGGGCTATGGGCCCTACGGGACCTGAGGGTCCCGCTGGACCAACGGGTCCTAAAGGGGACACCGGAGATACCGGCCCAGTTGGTCCTCAGGGACCTCAGGGTCTCAAAGGTGACGCCGGTAACACAGGCGCTACAGGTCCTCAGGGACCCCCAGGCGACACCGGCGCTCAGGGGCCTCAGGGCCTCAAAGGCGACACCGGAGGTACCGGTCCGCAAGGACCCGCAGGTGCTACCGGCGCTCAGGGTCCGCAAGGTATCCAGGGACCTGCCGGGCTCAACGGATCACCCGGTACCAACGGCACCAACGGTGCCACCGGCGCAACCGGTCCTCAAGGCCCGGCAGGTCCTACAGGTCCTACAGGTCCATCCCGCGGTGTCCACGCAGGTCACCCTGGAGCAGGTACGGGTATTCTATCGAACCTATCGGTAAACGGCACAGCAGCCTCGACAGTAGCCCATGCGGCCAACCGTCTGGACTTCATGCCGTTCATCCCGCAGCAGTCACTCACGATTGACCAGTTGCAGCTTGAGGTAACCACAGCAGGTGCCGCTGCAACGACAGCTCGTCTAGGGATCTACTCCTCGACAACTGCCGGGGCTCCTGACGCTGTGATCGTACAAGGTGGTTCATCCATCGACACAGCCACTACGGGTCTGAAGACTGTCTCCTTCTCATCGACCACGCTCAACGCAGGTACGGTGTATTGGATCGCAGTCCATAGCTCCGGGGCTCCTACCTATCGGGGCCTCACGGCAGCCTCAGTGCTGGCTCTGGCATGTGACGCAACAGCTTCTAACATCTACACCCTTCGCCGGGCAGCCCCAACGTACGGAGCCACTCTCCCCGCTACAGCTCCGGCAACCACCAATACAGCGTCGGTAGTCCCTAACGTACGGCTCCGCCACGCCTAAAGGAGAACCTTCTGGCACCTAAAGAAATCCTCCAGGGAAACTTTCTCAAGTTCCTCTGGTATGTGTGGCTGAAGGTTCTCCTCCTCCCTCAGCCAACCCGTGTCCAAAAGGACATCGCCAAGTACCTATCGACTGGTCCTCGGCGTCGTTTCATTCAAGCGTTCCGTGGTGTCGGTAAGACCTTCATCACCGCTGCCTACGTTGTGTGGCGGCTGTGGAAGAACCCAGATCTGAAGGTAGCCATCGTCTCCGCTAACGAGACCTTGGCTGCCGAGATCACCGGCTTCATCAAACAGATCATCGAAGCAGAAGCTGGGGATGATCTCTGGGCAGAGCTGCGGCCACGTAACGGTCAGCGTAACTCAACCCTGGCATTTGATGTCGGGGCAGCACGTCCTGATAAGTCACCTTCGGTTAAGGCGATGTCCATCGTCGGTCAGCTTACGGGCTCCCGCGCAGACCTTACGATAAGCGACGACGTAGAAGTACCCAAAAACTCCGAGACGGAGACTATGCGTGAAAAGCTGGAAGCCAAGACCAAAGAGTATGCGGCTATCACCAAACCAGGTGGTGAGGTGGTCTATCTAGGGACACCTCAATCCGAACAGTCGATCTACCGAGCGTTGCCTTCTAAAGGCTACGAGGTACGTATCTGGCCTGCCCGGTATCCCACAGCTGACAAGCTTGCCAACTACAGCGGGTACATTGCTCCCATGCTCCTTAAGGACATGGAGGAGAACCCTGAGCTCACCAAGCCCGTTGGGTCAACCTTAGGCGGAGCTCCAACCGATCCTGATCGCTTTGACGACCTCGACCTCATTGAACGTGAGCAAGAGTATCGCGATGCTGGGTTCCTGTTGCAGTTCCAACTCGACACCACACTGTCAGATGCTGAACGCTTCCCTCTGAAGACACGGGACCTAGTGGTTCTTGATGTCAACAATAAGGTGGCACCAACACGCATCGTGTGGGCCTCGGGTCCAGACCAGCTTATTAAGAACCTGGAGAACGTCGGCTTCGACGGAGACCGCTTCTACCGTCCTGTCTACACTGCTCCAGAATACCTACCGTTCACCGGATCGGTTATGCACATCGACCCCTCAGGTCGTGGTCGGGACAGAACAACCTATGCGGTTACAAAGTTCCTGAATGGGTATGTCTTTCTGGTTGCTTGGGGTGGCTTTCAAGACGGCTACGGGGATGAAACCCTGAAGTCCCTTGCGGCTATCTCTAAGGAACATGAGGTCTCCCTGATCGTCCCTGAGGACAACTTCGGTGACGGTATGTTCGGCAAACTGCTCGAACCCCATGTCAACCGTGTACGTCCCTGCCGGGTCGAAGGCATCCGTGTATCAGGCATGAAGGAAGAGAGGATCGTATCCACTCTCCATCCCGTCTTACGTCAGCACAGACTGATCGTCGACCAAAGGGTAGTGGAAGAGGACCGTAAGGACCCTCTAGTCCACCAGGGGTTCTACCAAATGACCCACATCTCGGCAACCCGAGGTGCCCTTAAGAAAGACGATAAGGTCGACGTACTGTCTATGGCAGTATCTCATTGGGCCCGATACCTCAACGCTGATGCTGAGAAAGCAGAAGCCCTCCGCAGGAAGAAGGCCAATGATGAGTTCGAGCGTCAGCTCTTCAGCACGTCTGTCTTCAACCGTAAGCAAAAAGCGCAGGGCACCTTAGAGGCCCGTAGAGGCTCAGGGAGGGCTGTAGGTCGTCCTAAGGCCTTCAGGTACCGGTAGACCCCTATCGTTGCTGTACGGGGCTCTGAGGGGCTCCTTCGGTATATCCTATATATGGAGACCACCTATTACTACAATCGCATGTGACGGACACACAGTCGCCGGAGATGGAATGATCTCCGGGGCTGGTATTACACACTCAACCACCTTCGTAAAGATCCATCATCTAGCCGACGGCAGTGTCGTGGGTTTCTCTGGGTGCGTCTACGGGGTGGAGACAGCTCTGGCTGCTCTCAATAAAGAGAGTGAGTGGCAGGAACTTGATACTAGCTTCGAGGCACTCCTTCTGGATACCTCAGGTGCCTGTTGGTCGATCAACCATAAAGGTCAACGCTATCGTCAATCCTCACCCTGTGTATCCGGCTCAGGGGGTTCTATAGCCCTGGGGGCCATGCTGGCAGGTAAGACAGCTGAAGAGGCTGTAGAGATTGCTGCCCAGGCAGATCAATCAACAGGCGGTCAGATCATCTCTCTATCCCCTTCTCCCCCATCCTACCACAAGAAGTAGGAGAGGGACTAGGAGGAGTATCAGCTTTCGATCATCTGACGTTCACCGGCAGGTATCCTTAGGGTGACCTTAGGTGTCCTTAAGAGAACCTTAGGTTACTCTTTCTATATATCTGCCCCCAAGGGTGGGCTTTAATTGGCACCTTTGTCGATCCGTCGGTTTTCCTACAAAATTACGAAGTGGTATATCGCAGGGACCGATGACGCCACTCCCCCCATAGGGGCAGCCATGGCATAGCAACATGGTCAATCAACGCATTACCTAGCTTCATTCCATCATCGGCCTAAGGGCATATGGCGCAATATGGTGGCACACTTAACGGCGGCCCTAGGCTTTTGGCGCTTTGAGTAGTGCATAGGGGACTAATGGCACGGTAAGGGGGTGAAGGGGGCTATGGTTCGGCCCCTCCTGTGCTTTGCCCCGCTTTTTTCCTTAAGGGCAACCTAAGGCTATCTTGCGGCAACCTAAGGCTATCTTGCGGCACCCTAAGGCTATCTTGCGGTCCATCCAACGGCCCTATCTGGTAAACATGCCCTAGAACGCCCTCAGGACGTCCCTCAGGGCCTTTAGGGACTAATCAGGCATGACATAGCCAAGGGAAGCCATCGGCGCTTTGAGGGACGTCCTAAGGGATATATGACACCCGCGCCTACACGCGCGCGCGAGAGGCAAGAAATATCCTGCTTTTTTCAATAGGTTAGTGGAATATTTCCGCAAGTCGCATTTTCTGGCTTGCAATCCTAATCAACTAAGCCCATATTCCAATCATCGAACGGGATGCACCGGCTTTCTCTAAGAGAAACCTAAGCCTCCCGCTAGATACCGCCGAAGGGCTGGCAATCCAGCCTCTAAGCGACAAGATAGGTCAATCGGCGTGAGCACGGTTGAAAACTGCCAGTTGGCCTATCAGCGTCCTTAGTAAGGCAAATCGAGTAAAGCGTTAAAGGTGGAGCAACGCCCTAGCGGGTTGATGCCGGTTTCCTTAGGGAGAAGGCGGCGACTGTCGGCGGGATAAGCGGCTAACTGGGGAGCCTTTGACAAAGTGAATTTTTAGGATTGACATTATCCAATCCACTAGACAGTATAAATGGACAGTCGGGAAAGACCGGCGCACAAGTTTAACGCCGTGGATAGACACGGGGCCGCTGCCCTTATGCGGTCAATCAAAATATGGGCCTAGTCTTGGCAGGAAGGAAATCCCTGCCCAAGGTATAGCGCGGAGAACCATTCTATATGTGACGGCATGACAAAACCGTTACCGCTAGGAAGCAGGCTAAAGGCGCATCGGGCTAGAGCAATAAGGTTAGGATGCTAAAGGCGGTCTAATCCCACTGTTGCCAGCGGAAGCTGATAGTAAGGAAAGCATTAGCGCGATAGCAAGCGCGGCAAGGTGCATCCGAGGGGCGACCTTCGGGTGCAATCTAAGGCTAGGAAAGCTGGCTTTAGGTTGCATTTCCACTAACAAGGGGTAAGGATATTGGCTAACTGTAAATCATGTGGCAAGCCGGTCGTGCTGGTACCAACCGCCGCTGAACGCGCCCGAAAATACGGCAACACCGCCGCTTTCTATACGGCTCTATTTCCGAAACACGCTGACTGCCTGTTAGCCGAGCGGTCAGCATCCGTAAGGGATGCAGTGGTCAAAAGGGGTAATAACAATGGCGCAGGACATTGATATAAGCGGTTACGTTGCTTTTAAGGATATAGCCATGACTAACAGGCAGATTGCGCAGGAGTTGTGCGTATGGGGAGACTTCATAACCGCAGATACGGTCGGCTTGCTCCGTAAAGAAACGACTGACTGTAACGATTGTCCCGATATAAAAGGTATAACACAATGCGAAACCAAACAGCAGACTTCATCCTAACCATAATCCTATCCGCTTGCTTTGTTGCACTGGCGGTTCATTTTTCGGCTGGACTTTATCCGGCGGTCTGATATATCCACTAACCAGAAAGGATTGACAATGAAACCATTTGACACCGGCCTGAACACGGCCATCAAGCATATTGCCAGTAAGCTATTTCCTTGCGGCTATGACGTAGCAGACACGGCACCAGAAACGCTTGACCAGCTTAACGCCCATATCGAAACCACTGGCCGCATGGTCGTTTGGTCTGGCGCAAGCGATAACACCATATACGCCGACGCCGAAACCAACTGGGCGTTTCGCGCTTGGCATGATTGGTGCCACTGGAAAGCGCAACTTCCTTGCACGCTGGCTGGCGAGATCGCCGCGTTGGACATGCAGATTGAACATCTGAAAACGCTTGGGCTGTTGACGGCTTTTCGTGAAGCCGCGCTACGTGCTGAGGTTGAGGGCGGCGCTAGGCTGTTCGAGATAACTGGGCGGTTTCCGGATGACCCGCGTCGTTTCGCCCTGACATGGCTTAAGCGTCATGGGGTAACACATAACGACCAAGGAAAGCCACTGGCTGAATTGGTCCACTAACAAGAAACAACCAAAGGAGGCTGTATCATGCCAAGTGCCAAAACAGTTGAACTGACCGTCTATGGGGTCAGAGAAGAGGTCAGCGGGTTTCCTACCTTAGACCTAACGACGCCGGTAAGCTCGTGGTCTGTAGCGCAACGCTACACTGTACCAAAACTGGACCACATCGACTGGTCACGTCCTTTAGAGGTGGGTGGTTATCATGTGGTGGGTATTCACTTAGGGATGGAGCAACGTCTATCCTTCCGGACGGAGTACCACGGCTGGCGGCTCGCTGTGGACCTCGGTGTCATCACCAACACACCCGAAACAACCCCCGCAACACTTCAGCAATACCGCAACTGGCTGGACACACCCGAAACATACCGGCGGCTCCCTTTCGACACCGAAAGCTGGTTCTCAGTGATCAAGCGGCCACAACTTCCACTTGTCAGCAAGACTGACCAAGGGCTGATGATGAGCTTCTTTGAGAATGAAGCTAAAAAGGAAGCCGGACGTCGCACTGAAATGCGACTTGGGAGGTACATTAGGCGGTTCTCAGGCGGTGCTAAGGCCGCCCATGACATCGAGAAGATGGTTGTGTTGGTCGAGCAAGAGATTGCTACGCTGGACGTTAAGTTTACGCAGGATGCTGATGAGATCGAGGAGATTTATGTCAACGGTCCTCGGAGCTGCATGAACGAAGAGGCGGGTCACTATGAAGGCCACTGTCACCCCGTTCGGGTCTATGCCGGTCCTGATCTGGCGCTGGCTTATCTCGGTACGACAGAGGAAGCCAGAGCGAGGGTTTTGGTGTGGCCGGAAAAGAAAGTTTATTCCACACCTTACTCGAACAGCGCACCACTTAAGGCTCTGTTGGTCGAACAGCTTCAGGCTCAGGGGTATCAAAACGGCTACCTATCAGGAGCGCGTATTCGCCGGATAGCTAATGACTGTAGCTCTGTCATCATGCCTTATGTGGATGGTGTCTGCGGTGCTGATGAGGCCGGTGATGACAAATACCTAATCCTCGGTGGTTCTGATTATGAAACCGACAACACCAGTGGCACCGCCCGTCTTGGTGGTGAAGTTGCGCAGACATGGTGTCCGCATTGTGATGAGTATCACGATGACGACGATATGATCTGGATTGAAGGCGACGACCGGAGCTGGTGTTCGAGTTGTACCTACAATGACACCTCAATCTGTGACCACTCAGGAGACCGCTATCGAGACGACCAGATCATCGAGATGTATGATGATGACGGTAACGCGGTGAGCGTGGCCTCGTGGTATGTCGATAGATATCACGATGAGCCTCCGAGTGACGATGGGGATAAGGATGAGGACGTAGCCGACGATACGCAAGGTGAGCTTCCGTTATCCAGCCCAGAGCTTGTGGAAGGGGGCATCACCTACGTCCCTTATGTACCCCAGCGGTCGTACCAAAGGCCACCTTACTGGGTCGAAGGGGTTATGCTGGCGAAGTTCAACACGAACACACCGTCGCTGACTGGCTATTCCTTCGACGCTGTAGGTCACACCTACTGGGTTCCTAAAGAAGCCGTCGTGGGACCACAGCCCAACATCCACACAACCTTACTCAGTGCACTGGAGGACGCCTAAAGACACCCACACCACAGCCCTACGCGCCGCATACATCCGGACGCTGGCTCGAATAACCGACAGCCAGAGCCGAAGGATGTACCGGCCACCCGCAATCAATGACAACAAGAGAGAACTGAGGATCGTTACATGAGCCGCACAGCACTACTATTAGACATCCTTGGCTTTGCCCGGCCACATGGCAGCAAGACCGAGAAACGCTTCTGCCGTGAGTTCCTCGACAAGGTCGATGGTATGCAACGGGATGGCTTCGGCAACCGCTACCTCCGTATCGGAACCGCTCCTATCCTATGGTCCTGTCACGTTGACACCGTAGCCAAGCACGGCGGCCCTCAGCTCCTAGCTTATGAGGCCGTCAAGCAGGAGGTTACACTAGCCAAAGGCAGGGCTGGCATGTCCCTAGGTGCTGACGACGGTGCCGGTATCTACATCATGCTGAACATGATCGAGGCCGGTATCGAGGGTCTGTATATCTTCCACCGTGGCGAGGAGGTCGGGTGTCTAGGCTCTCGCTGGATTGTCAAGAACACTCCTGAGCTACTTGATGGCATCGACGCGGCGATAGCGTTTGATAGGGCAGGGACCGACGACGTCATCACCGACCAGATCAACGGGCAGACAGCCTCGGTCACATTCGCACAGTCACTAGCTGACCTGCTGAACGGCGCTGACGCTGGCTTCCGATACCGGCCAGATGATACGGGTGTCTACACCGATACCAACGAATACGCTGAACATATCCGCGAGTGTACCAACCTGTCTGTGGGTTACTATGGACAGCATGGACCGCGAGAACGCCTCGATGTCGGTCACTGCGAACGCCTGCTGGATGCAGTTCTGGCAGTGGACTGGAGCAAGTTGGTCATCGAGAGGATCGCGGGTGACTTCGGCCATTACACACACGGCTACGATAACCGTGGCTGGAAACCGGCGAAGAGCAAGCCGAAGGTCTGCGAAGAGTTACTGGATGCCGTTCGTAAGTATCCAGCGGCCGTCGCTCGGATGCTTACACACCTCGATCTGGACGTCTGGGATGTATTGGAGGAGGTCGATTGGCTGGAGATGGATTATGAAGAGGAACATGAGCATGAATATGGTTTCTAAAGAGGCGCGAGAGGACGCCGCTAACCTAGCGCAGAAGGTGTATGGTCGTCGTATTGCTGACTGTATTCGGAGTGGCGAGATAGCCGACCATCACTTCCTCACGGCCCTTGCGGCAGCCGAGCACCGTGGCAGGGAACGCGGTGTGTGGGAACCAGTCGGGGAAGCGCCGGATGATGGGAGTTTTCTTTTGACGGACGGTCTCAGAACGGCAGTCGGTTTTCGTGATAGTGGGATGAGTAGCTACCGTTTTTTCAGCCCACATACGCAGGCGGACCTTCACTTTCAGCCGACCCACTTCATGCCCCTCCCTAACCCGCCAGAGAACACCGAAACATAAACAGAACAAATCTCTTGCAATGTAGGGTTTCCTTCACGAGAGCTGGACACAGCCGAAAGGAACGCTTAAGGAAAGAAAGCACTAACATGAATAAGCAACAAGATTGGACCATAGATGAAACCTACCTCACAGAACTCCGCGATGCTGCCTCAGCTTCGCGTCGGAGACGTGAAGCAGCTCACGGACATCCTAGCGGCACTCGCGGAACAACTACCGGAACGCACCACGATCTCGCAGATGACTGCGTTCATGGGTGCAGCGGTAGCGGACATGATGGGGTCACCAGCGACCTTGACACAACTTAAAGAAACCCTCGGTCCTCGTATTGGCCGCTCGGTACACACTACGTACCAAGTGTTCCTTGATCGGGACATCATCCGGAACGACCGACCGGATGTGAAGGGTGTGGGTTGGTTGACCCAAGAGAGTGATCGGAGGGACCACCGAAAGAGGTACCTACGTCTGACCCCACGAGGTCGATCAATTATCCAGCTGATACTGGAGGAAATAGATGGAAATCAGAACCAAGACTAACGGCATCAAATACCTCGATCTCCGGCTACAGCAGGAGGACGGTACGATTGTCCGGTCTCGTGTCTCTCTGGACACCCGTGATGAAGCTGACGCAAAAGCGCAGGCTGCCGCGTGGATGGCCGGGACACATCCTAAGCACCCAGCGCAAGCCAGCAAGACCGCCTCAAAGAAACGCTCTGTTGATGCCCCCTCCACTGGCCTGAAATCCCGCTCAACGGGAATGACATTGAGCCGTTGGCTCTTCGAGTGTGAGGACACGCTCTGGAAGGGAGCGAAAGGGCGTAAGTCCATATCCTCCAACATCCGTATTCTAAGGGGGGTCATCGACAGCAGCCTCCTGTTGGCCGACGTCAACGAAGTGACGATCTACGAGATCGAGAAGGCGCTGAGAGAGCGTCACCCTTATGCCGAGGGGACCATGAAGAAACTCATGGGAGCCTTATCAGCTTCCCTTGGTGAGGCTGTGCGGGTCGTGGACCCCACCACCGGCAAGAAATATCTGACGGCCAAGCCGCCAACACCTAAGTACACCGTCCGGAACATTCAGGAACGAACGATGTCCTATGAGGAAGAGGAAGCCGCCTATCAGTGCGTCGATAAGCGACGGATCGACGAACCTTCACGACCTTGGTGGCTCTTCAAGGCCTTCATGGTGATCGCTCTGGACACCGGCTTCCGTATGGCGGAGGTCTTAAGCCTTGGCCCAAGTTCACCTCGGACTAAGCGATGGTTGGCTCTGGACGGGACAGCAATGGAGGCACAGTATATGGGTCTCAGCCGCTACGCTACCAAGACCGACAAACCAAGGGAGGTGCCGATCACATCTCGTGTGGCCACCTTACTGCCGGGCCTAAACGCTCTTGCGGTCAACGGTAAGTGGTTCCCTTGGAAACCCGGCGGCTCTGGCATCTGGTATATGTGGGATAACATACGCTCCGATATGATGGAGCTCGGGTTTGATGTAAGTGATCTTAAGGTCCACACATTCCGACATACCTGCGGGACACGCTTAGCAGTCGGTGGGATGGACCTGATCGGTATCCGAGACTGGCTCGGTCATTCCGATATAAGCATCACAGCGGAGCGTTACATCCATCTGATGTCGAGCCACCTCTATCGGGGGGTTGCTATTCTGGAGATTGGGAGAGGCGCGAAGGAGTGCGAAGGACTACCTAAGGACACCGATGGGAACAATACAACCATACCAGAACAACCGGTTAGTGGAAACCACAGTGACAGTTTGACACCACTAGCCCTGCATTAAGTCGTTGATAAATATGGAAGTTGATAGTCCCAGGGGCACCAATAACTTCCACAAAATCAACAGCTTATAGACGAATTATCGGGTGTGCCGCGTGGCTCACCTGTAGTTCACTCTGTGCTGGCACAGCTGGCACACTATATCCACTAGTAAGAATAGGAGAATGACATGACAGATTTTGTGAAGTGGGTGCCAAAGTTTAGTGGCGATAGACCCCCGCATTGGACCACCGGGATGGACTTCGGCACAGTGAGTATAGACCGGGATGACGGGGATATAGCTGCTATGGTACGCGGCCACAAAGGCCTCCGTCCGCAGTGGAACCTCCGCCAGAACTATTATATACCCCGCGAAGCCGTCGAAGGCCCCACACCCAAACTCCAGTGGGCCGAATGGACCCCTAAGTTCCCTGGAGACGCTCCTCCGAATTGGAAGGATGGTATGCGGTGGAATATCGAGCCGACGGGACCGGGGGAAGGGGGCCTCGACTTCACCCCGAGCTGGAACAGTAGGACGAAGACCTACTACGTCGACCCCAAGGCACTCCAAGAACCCCTCAAACCCCTTGTCGACAAGCTCCGGACTTATCCGGAGGACGAGCTCAAGAAACAGGGGGTCACCCTTGGAGAGCCTGTTGATGAGGTGCTGGAGGCTCTGCGGGAGGTACTGGCAGGCTCATTCGACCACAACCAAGGCTCATTCGCTCGTCTCATCCGGACTGGAGGAGACCATCGCTGGGA